CGATTATAGACAAAATAAACGACGAAGTTTCCAAAGAAACGCCAAATGTGGTAAGTTCAGGAACACAAATAATATCTGAAATTCCATTAGCTACACCACAACAAGCGTTCGATATTGAGGTTAAGGACGAAATAGTTGTATCCAATTCGATTCCACCACCTCCAAACGATGATGATTTTTAATTTTTTATAATAATTTATCACTTATGTAAATTATTTTTTTATATCTTTACATACTTTCATGGTAAATTTGGCTTTTTAATTATTGACTATTAAAACACGTTTTCGGACGTGTTTTTTTATTTAGTATTGTAAACAAAAAACGCCCAACAAATCAATGTGGACGTTTAATGAACATAACCAAACAAAATTTTAATAACTAACCAAACAAAATTCAGGTTATGTATTTATGCTAAATTTATTACCTCTAAATGTATTTTTAAGTTTTGTGTGCCTCCAAAAACTTCCCTAATCGAAACGTTAAATTGTGAAGCGGTTACTTTTGAGAATACCGGACACGCAATGTCGTGATCAATGTTAATAGTTCCTAAAGATTCTACTGTCATACGAACAAAGTAATTTGTTGTAGGCATTGCAGAACTCATAACAACTCGAAATGTAGTTCCAATATTATCATCAATAAAAACGATCGTAGCACTATTAAATCCACTAACCGTAAAAGTATCGCCAATAGTTCCAGCGCCTGGATTAATTCCAGTTACAAAACCACGATGCACAGGAACGTGACGCAATAATTCTGTAATCGACGTATTTTGAGTAGAGTCAACTCCATCAATAAGAACAGTTTTATCTTTAAGCCATTTTGTACGATTAGCCAACTGTAACAAAGGAAGATTATCTATACCCCCTAATCCAGCCTCAATAGGGTCTGTAATTTCTAATTGATATATACCAGCCTCGTACGTGCTTACTTCTGGTTGATTTGCCATATCTTAATTATTAAAATGAAATTATCCAAGAACCATTTAAAATGATGTCGGAATTTTTGTTAATTACTTCTCTAGTTTTTCTTGCAAATAATGTATCATCAAAACATAACAATCCAAATTCTGCAATAGCGGTTCCGTTTGCCTCCAATGCTCCAAGTGTCCAATCAAATTTCACACTTGAAATTGTAGGATATGTAACAGTACCTAAATTCTTTGTAAAAGCTCCAGTTATTGCTGTATCTGTTCCAGCTGGCGCAGTTCCGTTTGTTCCGAATGCTATTTGGGTTAATTGTTTATCAGAATTTGCAACACCTAATAACTGCATTACAGAAGTACGACCAGTATTTACAACTAAGTTATTATCCTCATATCGTTCTACTACAACACCACTTTTTATTACTTCTAGGCAAAATTTACCCTTTAAATTTCCTAATTTTTCCATTTATATGTTAATTATATTCATCGTTAAAGAATCGTTAGATTCTATATATTTTATGCTTCCATCTCTTAAAAATTCTCCATTATGAAATCTAGCAAAATATCTTAAATCTTCGTCTAAATCAGGAGACTGATATAAGATATTTAAATCATCAATCAATGTATCTAACGTGTCAAATATACCAATTTTATACGTTATACCTTCAAGATACGACCTAACATTTTTATATTCACGAATTAATTTTGCTAAAACATTTTCGGTATCGCCATTGACAGCTATTGTATCACCTAATTCTGATTCTATGGAAAATCTAGCCCAATCTACACTAGGGTCTCCCATATCGATACCTTCAACTAAAACAGCATCTGTATATCCAACTGCCAACATCGCTTGTTTTATAGCATAAACAGTACCCATATATCGTTTTAATTCAATAGCCTGTTTTATAATTGCTCTGCGTTGCTCATCAGTTGTAGCTAATCCATAACCTTGAAATTTTTCTACATCAAATTGACGTGCCAAAATTGGTAATGCACTAGATGAAACAGTGTCGATAACATATACAAGTAACGATTCAAGCTCAACACTATTCATACGCGCAGCAACCATTGCATCAAATGCGGCTAAATGCGGAACGCCTGAAATTGAATCTGCTAATATATTTTCATTGTTTTGGCTCATTTTTTATCCTTCGTTTGTTCCAATTACTGTTACATTTATCGCTGTTATATTTGCAAATTCTGTTTCTGCAATAACTAAATCCGATGCCGGTAAAGTTACGTTTGCTTTATAGACACCATCAACAACACAAATAGCTTTTATTTGGTCGATAACAACATCTTGTCCTAGTAATTTTCTTCGTCCATCTCTGAACGCCTCTAAGTTAGCTTGCACAACTGGTAAAACATCTCCGCTAACTGCTCCATCGTACAATATTAGTCCTACTGTTATTGCTGTATTTACAGCAGTAGGTGAGCTAACAATTACTGTATCTGTTAATGGGCGAATTTTGTCGGCATTCAAAACAGATTCCACTGCATCTAGTATTTCTGTGGGCGTTATAGCCAATCCTTCCACTAATGGAAATATTTGCACTGTTCCAGGAGTTGGATTTGTAACGGCTACATCTATGATTGTAGGTGATGCAGTTTTAGTCCAAAATTCATACGCCTTATAGCTTCCAGCATTAGAAAATGCACTTGGAGCTAATTTGATACGATCGCGTAACTGGTCGTCTGTTTCTTCATCTGAACCTCCAGCAGAAACAGACGTATTTGTGGCTGTATCTAAATAAGGTTGCGGGTCTAAAATAACAGAAATTGTCCCAACAGCATAATCGTTGAATTGTTTACCACTTTCAGTAGCAATTGCTGTAACACTAATAGTATTATCAGCAGTCAAAACTTCATAATCTTGTATCAACTCAAAAATAACACGACCATCTGTTGATGAAACTCTTAAACCTTGTGGAATTACAATATCTCCATGACCTGAAACAAGTGTAAGTAAAAGCGTAGTTTGTGCCGATTGTGATGGTAAACGAGTGACACCAACCAAAACACCTAATTCATCAAGCATAGGAAACCTAGCGTAATTTACTAAATTTTGTAAACTAGCATCTTGAATTTGATTTCTTATAAGTAATTCACGATAAGCAAATGCATTAATAAGAAGCGTTTCTACTTGCGCAGGTTCTAATGAACGGCCCGTACGAGTTTCGTAATCAGCAACCATTTCAGCAATGATTGTATTGGCATCTCTATTGATAAAATTTGGAATTGGTAATGCCATTTAATAACGTGTTTCTAATTTATAATATCGTATTTGGTGTCTATGGTATTGAGGCAATCCAATTACATTTACTCCAATACAGAAGTAAATATTTACCATTTTTTTAAATATTTTTGTTTTCATTTTTTTTATATTGGTTTAAAAAACAAATTAGCTTCTGCTTTACGTCTTAAAATAAGTCCTTTCATTACAACGCCATCTGCAGTAATATATTTATTTTCAAACCAATTACGAATTTCTTTGTCAGATGCTTTTTTGTTAATTAAAGAATAAAGAGTATTTGAACCACCAGTATTATAAACATACGATACTAAAGCACTAAATTGATTTTCATTCAATGGCACTTTAATTTTCTGCATTACAATTTGTTCTCTAGGTCTTAAATCTTGTTTAAAAGCCTTTTCCGCATCTTCTACTGTATGAATTGTTTGTAGTTCGTAAGCTAGTTTTTTATTAGCCAATCCTTTAATAAAATTGCCTTTTTTATCTCGCATAGCTCTACCATATCCTTCGGTCCAAATTCCTGCCGGACACATTTTGGGTTGCAATCCTATCATTTTCAAATCTCCATCATGTAAAGATTCGAAATGTTTTATAATATTTTCACCTTCTTGATTAGTTATCATTTCAATTTGGTTTTAAGTTTTTTTTTTAATCATATTTTGAAGCATATCATGCCCATCTGTAACTGATTGTTTTAATAACTCAATATTATGTTTTGCGTTCAATAATTCCTCTTGCAAAACATCCTTGTACATAGATTGTTTATCGTTTGTACAAATCAACAAGATTTTTGATTGCATCATGATACTCTTTATTAACTAGCATTAAATTGCTATTGAAAACTTTTACTTCACCAATAAATTCTTTGTAAAGAATCTCTCTCTCTTCGTTCATTTTCCTAATATACTTGAACAAATACACAATCGTAAAACCGAAAGCTAAAACAACTGCGATTAAGATACCAGTAATAGTTGCATCTGTTGTTGATATTATGTTATGTAAATCGGCAGTCGTTTGCAAGCTAATCATTATGGAAACTGTTTTTTATTTTAAATATCAATGCTAAAGTAATAATTATTCCGCAAACTACAATATTAAATAGTACAGAATAAATTTTATAGTTAAAGTAAAATCCTAAAATATCGGCAATATTTATAAGAATAAGCCCTATTGGTGCGTTTCTAGTAAACCAACAGTAATTTCCTTTGAAGTTAAAAAAATAAAAAAATACTATACTAGAAAATATAGACCACCCAATTGTATTTCCTACAACAGTGTAATTGTAAACATTTCCTGAATACTCAACAAAACTAGTATATAAACCAGCTAAAAGCATAATGATAGGCACAAAATAAATGTACCTATCTAAAAATGCTTTTATGTATAATGCCAAATTTCGCATTACGGTTTAGGGTTTAGGGTTTTTTATACCACCGCCACTAATATCTTCTTCTTTACTAAACATTTTACCTTGACTATTAGTGAAGAACTGTTTAATAATGTAAACAATCAAAGCAGATAAAGCTATTTTTTGCCATTCTGCAAGACCTAAACTCGGAAGCAACTCCTGTAAAAAGTAAAGCAAAGGCGTACCTACTGCTAAAATTAAGCCTTTAATCCATTCAAAGGCATTTGGTAAACTGAATAATTTAGAATTTTTCATTTTTAAATTTATTTAATATTATAACCTCTCTTTTTGTTTTGCGATAAGTTGAAACGTCAACCCCTAATTCAAGTATTTTTTCATTACATTCAGTTCTTAATCTATCTCTTTCATTTTTTACCTCAGTAGGATACTCTTCAATTTCGTTAAACTCTTTTTTCTCTATCCACTTACTTAAAAAATCACTTATTAATTTCGTGTAATACTTGTCTATTTC